TGTTCAAACCCTAATTCTTCTCCGTGTGCACTAGGGTGAAACCCAACACCATGTTTGTGTGTTCCAACAATTTCACCAGTGTCAGAATGTTTTACCAATCTTGAAGGTCGTTTTTTTTCAGTATTAAAATTTACTTTTTCCGTATCCCATAAATCTTCATCTAATTCAGTATCCAAATAATTTTCTGTAGTATAATCAAAATCTTGTTCTGAAATAACTCTTCCAGCTTTATACCCAAAAAGGTATTTCATATTAGCAATATCTTCATTAATTAATTTCTTGTCCATTTTAATTCTTTTTATTATTTTATCACCGGTTTTCTTGGTGTCGTTTTTTTAACCGCCGGTTTTTTTGGTGTTGTTGTTTTTTTAACCGGAGTTCTTCTTTTTGGTTTAGGTTTTTTTTCTTGTTTCTTTATCATAGGGTATACAATAGAACCTAACAATACAACCGCTAAAGCTAAAGCACCCATCATAAAATTTGAAAAGTTTTTAAGTAAGTCAATCATCTTCATAGTTTCTTCCTTACCTACTTTAGTTTGTAATTCCAATAACGCATTTGTATCATCAAGAACAGGATTAATCTTTTCATTTAGTATCCCTGTCGCCAAAATACTATCTACCGCTTTTCTATCAGTCACCGCTTTCTCTAATAAAGTATTAACCAAATCATCAGCTTCATCCATCCCCTTCTGTGCATGCTGTACAAGTACTGCCTCTTCCGGTGTTAGGTATGTTGATTTATATTCTTCCCACTCTTTTTCAGTTTGTTGTTTAATTTTTTGTATCTCACCTCTATTGGCTAGTAACTGGTCGTAGTCAACAACATGGCTTGAGAAATTATCCTGAACTGTGGTTCCGTAGTAATCAAACCTATGAGAAATAAGAGGTACTGGTTTTAATCTGTCTTCTAATATTGTTGTTGCAGAAGCTTTTATATTCCTCTCCACATAAATTCCATAACCTGCAATGAGTAAAACGATTGAGGTTAAAATTAACATAAATGTTTTTTGGTTATTCATATATTTATTTTTTATTTGTTGTTTTCCTAACAGGTTTTTTAACTACTCTAGTATTTCTTTTAGCCGGTGTATTTATTTTACCTGACTTTATATTTGTTAAAAATTCACCAGGATTATCGGAAAATGATGTTGTCACTTTTAAAATACCCTTTAAAATCTCAGGAGAATTTAAACCGGCAAGCCCATAAATTAAAGCTTTATATAGTGAATTAATTTCAAATTGTTCCAATATAAACCAAGCCAATAATGAAGTAATCATCGCCGATAATATATTTTTAATTATACCATTAGTGCTAATTTCGTCTGTAGAATCAGTAGTGACTAATCTGGCAACCATTCCAGCAGCTCCAATTAACAATACAACCCAACCACCTTTTAAAAATTCCGGAATAAAGTCGTTTAAATTTTTCAAATTATTTTTTTTATTACTATAAATATTTGTAAATACTTAAAAGAAATAATTTTTATTAAAAACCCCTCTTTATGGAGGGGTTAGTTCATTACTTCAATAAGTTATAAAATTCGTTAAACTCTTTAATTCGTTCTAACAACCCTATTTTTCCACCATTTATTCTTTTAGTTAATTGGGTTACTACATCTGTTGTTGCTCCCTTATCACAAATTGACCAAAGTTTATTTGATTCAAAAAAGAACGCTGCCGAAGATAAAGGATATTTTGTTGCGACTAAATCAGGATTAGAAATTAAATCAACCCCTAAAAAATCACCTAATTTTTTATAATTTTCTTTTCCGGTAGTTTGCAATGCACCTCTTCCACGAAATTTATAACCTTCTTTTGTTGATTCAACTCCATTACCCATTCTTCCACCATAAACTTTTGATGCAATTTTTTCAGGATTTTTAGCGTAAGATTCTGATAAATTACCTGGGAAATATTTTGGGAATATTTTTTTAAGACCATCCGCAGAATAATTTAAATTTTCTTGGAATACTTTGAACCCACCAGATTCGTGACTACATTGAGATAAGAAATGAGACAACCTTAATGGGGTATTAATTTTGAATTTTTCAACAACTTCAGGAATTTGAACAATAACCGAATCCGGAATATGACCTTTTAATTTATCCAATTTTAACCCCCCTGAAGATGGAATTACAACATCCTCTTTAATCACTTTAGGAAACATCTTAGCCCAAGTACCATCTCCAACTATTCCATCAGCAGTTAAACCATTTTTGGTTTGCCATTCTTTAACCAATTTTTCTGTTCCTGAACCAAACGACCCATCAGAAGTTGTCCCTAATTTTGTTTGTAGTTTTTTTACATCGTCACCTACTGACCCTATTTTTAATAACATATTGTCCTTGATATTTAATTAGTTTATAAATATAAATATCAAGGACATTATCAAAGACAATTTGTCCTTGAATTTGTGTAAAAGTTAGTTTTTGGTGTTGTGTGTTTATTAGTTTTTGATGTAAAAAAAAAAGATTACTTGTTTAGAGTAACCTTTCTAGTGACCTTTTTAACCTTAACCACGGGTCGTTTATATTTTATCTCAACCTCATAAGGTCCGTTAGTGTTTTTTGAAGTATCATATCTCCAAATAATTGTTTCATCGGGGTCATCAAATATTTGTTCCCACCTTTTACCTAATTCTTTTACTATTTTACTCATAGGTCAAAGGTAATAAATTATTTTATAACTACCAAACGAACTTGGAGGAAATTCCGCCAAGTTCATTTAATATCCGGTTATTGGTAATAATTGTACTATAAAGAGATATGTTTTACTTTTTAATTTACATCTTTATATTTATAGTATGAACGAAGAACAAAAAGCACAACAGTACAATAATCTAACTTATGGTTTTGATAGATTAGCTAATGAAATTGCATCTATTAAAGGTGAAAGTATTGACTTAAATCAAGAACAACAATCTAAAATCCTGAAACTACAGGAACAACAAAGAAACATTATGTCTCAGTTGCAACGAATTATGAATGGATAGGATATATTTATTATTATGAAAAAAATAATTAAATTAAATGAATCAGATTTAACAGAAATTGTTAAACGAGTTATTTCCGAACAAAACGAAAGGTTTCATCCCGATAGATTATACAGAAGAGAATCTGTAATTAAACGAATTAGACAACACGGACCCACGTACATTCAAAAATATATTAAAACATTACCTCATTTGAAAAAAGAAGGTTCAGACGAAGTATGGACTAAAATACCCCAAGTTGTTTGGGAAAATATCCCAAGAGGATAAACCCCCTCTGAAAAGAAGGGGTTTTTTATTATACAAACTCTAATTCGTTTGTTTCCGGATTCCAATCAACCGTCATTGGTTTTTGAGTGTAAGTGTATCTTTCATTCAAAACAGAAGAATTAAAATGGTGAGTATCTCCTTTTCTAACATAACCATATCCGGTGTGGATATGACCTACATTATGAAGTTTAACATTAAGAACTTCCAATCTTTCAGCCAATAACTCACATCCCAAGTTTTCACTTCTTCTACCATCAACGGTGTCTAAAATACCAAATGCCGGTCCGTGAGTAAGTAAGATATCAGTATCATCAGGGATTCCTTCCCATTTGGTAGATAACCCTGGACCATTTTTAGGTAAGTTGAAAGCCCAACCGTGAAATTCTGGTTGCCAAGGAGCTCCATAGATTTTTACTTCTCTTTCATCCCCAATTTTAACTTTAACTTCACTATCTTGAAGGTAAGTAATTCCACTGTAGAATTCCAAAATTTCTTTCACCTTATCGACATTGTCTTGGAATCCCCAATCGTGGTTTCCGGCAATGAATATCTTGTAAGTATAACCTTCAATTTTGCTGAACCATTTACAGAACTCTCTGATTTCGTGTTCGTAACCCATAGATGTTAAATCACCACTATGTAGTAAGATATCGCCACCAGGTAAATCCAATGTGATTTGTTTGTGTTTATTGTGAGTGTCCGACAAAAGCGTTACTCGAATATTTCCCATAATTTCTATTTTTTTTTACAAAGATAATAAATTAATATTATTCTTTGTCATAATCTTTACTAAATTCTTCATCTTCTAATCCGTCCATTAATGTGACATCCCAATCTGATATATCATCATCAAAATCAAATCCACTAAATTCCTCACCTTTATAATCAGGATGATTTTTTTGCATATAATCAATTCCCGACACCCATAATAATGAGATGACCGTAACCACCAAAAACATAACTAAATAAACTATCCACATATTTTTAAAATTTAGATTCTCTTTGTAATATAATCCCTTTAACTATTTTATTTTTTTTCAAAGGTGTATCCTCTTCGGTTATTTCGTGGGGACCGTAATAAGATTCATTATTAACATTTAAATCTATTGTACTAATTTCAGGAACTCCTCCTTCGGTATATTTTATTTTTATATCCGCATATCCACCTTCGTAACCTCTAACAAGGACAACAATAGATTTATCTTTAATACCGTTTAAAACATTAATTAATTCTTCTACTGTCATACCCCATGTTTTTTTATTCTTAATTCTGTATATCGTTCATCATCACCAGGTTGTGTATAACCCTGCGTTAGAATATATTCTAAATTGATTAACTCTTGATATTCCTCCAAGGTTAAATTTCCTCGGAGTTCTTCTGACACTTTATCCCAAATTTCTTTAAATGTCCTCATAGTTTAAATTTAAAAATAAAACCACCGGCTGTTTTTTTTTTATTGTGCAAATTACCTGATATTGAGGTTCTACTTATTCCTAACTCAATAGACGCTGTTTTAGTGCTATCCCATTCCTTGATAAATTCATCGTCTTCTGTATATTGTAAAATTGGTTTAAATTGTTGTGGAGCGGGTTTTCCAAATCTTATAGAATGGTTTGTTTTATAAAACTCTTTCATTTTACTTGCAGCGTTTTCACTTCTTTTTTTTCTTTCTTCATCGGTTAAACTATCCCAATATTTTTTAACACCTTCTCGTCGTTTTTCTTTTTCTTTTTCAGCGTTTTCACCGTGAAGTTCATCGTAGGTTTTATCTTTAAAAAATTCTTGTATTTTGGTTTTACTTTTTTCCGTATGGTGTTTTTTAAATCCTTCTCCACCATCCGTTAGATTACATAACGAACCCGTTTTATTCGATATTTTACCATAAAGTTTTATTAATTCCTCTTCTTTTTCACAAGCTTCCTCCCAACTGATATTATCGAACAAAATATCTACAATATATTCAGTTTTTTTTATTATTTTATACCAAAGATAATTTCTTTTATATGTGACATAAGCTCGTTTATAGTTATCTAAATGAGAACCAATACCGATGTAAAAAATTTCATTATTATCTAATCTTGTGTGTTTATATACGTAAGCCATTTATAGTTTTTACTATAAATGGTTTGGAAATATTGAAAAGTGGTGGATTTATTAAAAAATCTCAACTAATTCCACCATTTTTCAATTTCTGACTCCATTATTTTGAATAATAATTTTCTTGCTCTGTCGTGATTTATGTGACCAATATTCATTGCGATTATTTGTTTATCTTCCTCACGACCTTCTCTACCAAAAACACCTTCACCATTTAACACTCTTTTGTAAATTAATGGATATTTTTTGAAGTAATCATCAAAATTTTCTTCTAATAAACGTGATTCCCAAGATGAATAACCCGGTTTTTCCGGCAAATCCTCAAACCAGTGTTTAGTGTTATGATAATCGGTGTATTCCGTCGAATAAAACTCATCTTGAACCAACCCCATTAATTTTACACACAATCTCATTCTTTTAGCGTCTTGTTGTGCTCTGGTATGTAAGTCTCTACGACCGATATAATTCGCTTGAGCAGAGATTTTATGTTTCATTATCTCAAAAATATAATGACTATCCCAATTTCTATCTTTCCATATGATTGGGAGCCAATAAATTAGGTTTTTTACACCAAATTTAATATATTTGTGGTAATATTTACCATCGTGATTCCACCACGCTGGAATGTATCGTAATTTTTTAACAATCCACGATTCTTTTTCTCTTTCTTCAGACCATTGGTCAAATATGTCTTTTTCTGGTTCCATTTCTTTTTTTTACAAAGATAGTCAATTATTTTATATAAAAAAATGGATTGATAAAAAATAAATTGAATTTCCTCATTTTTTTATTTATATTTATTAATATGAAAAGAGTCGTGGAAATATTAATAAATAAAACCCATAAAAAAGAATTATCAATATTGTTTGGTGAAGGGTCTCATGTAAAGGTTAATGATGTGAAATATATTTCAAACAATAAAACATATATAATAGATTGTAAATTATACACAAGTGACCCCGAAACTTGTGCCGATACATACCCTTCTGGATTAGATTTTATCGCAAGAGAATCTTGGAAATATATAGGATTTACCCAAAATATTTCCGTACTATCCTCAATTGATGTTATATAAAAAGATATACCTCATCAATTAAACCTTCCTTAATAAACCTTTCAAAAACATCGTCAGATATTTCACAAAGACTTTTAGTAGAGTTTTCTTCTTTAATTTTAGTGATTTCAGATGAGAATTCTTTGAATACACCAGATAGATAAGCAAAATGGAATTGTTCGTCCATAATTTGTTCGTTTGACATTGTAAAACAAGGGTTTAAGAAAGATTATTATTATTATAATTATAGGATAAAAAGATTTTTTAATCAATATGTTTGACTATTATTTTAATTCTATTTATCTTTATAAAAAATATTTAAAATATGAAAAAAATACAAACTGGTGACACTGTAAAAGTGAACTACACGGGAAAATTAGAAGACGGAACAATCTTTGATTCTTCATTAAATGAAGGTCGTGAACCATTAGAGACAACTCTAGGTCAAGGACAATTAATTAAAGGTTTTGAAGATGGTTTATTTGGTATGTCTGAAGGAGAAACCAAAACGATTGAAATAGAACCTTCTGAAGCTTATGGTGAAATAAACATAGAGTTGATTAATTCAGTACCAAAGGCAAATGTCCCTGAAGGTGTTCAAGAAGGTGAAATGTTGCAAGGTAACGGTCCAATGGGAGCCGTAAATGTTAAAGTAATTGAAGTTAATGATGAAAATGTTGTTTTAGACGCTAATCATCCTTTAGCTGGAAAAAAATTAACCTTTGAATTAGAAGTAGTTAGTATCTCCGAATAATTATTTGTACATAAGTTCAGTATTTTCAGGGTTAGATTTCTCGTATTTCTTCATGATTGAACCTGATTTAGCATTTGCTTCATCTTCGTTCTTTCCACCGATATCCGGTCCTTTATCCCTGTTTAATATTGTCCTTTGGTATTCGTGTACCCATTCATGAATTAGAGTTCTTAAAATGTCTCTATTTAATCTTCCTTTTGATAATACCTTAATCTCGTCGTTATTATTACGCTGACCGGTAGTCATAGTTCCTTCTCGATTTCCCAAAAAATAAATGGTTAAATCGTGATTTAATGGAATCTCCTTTTGTAGAAATTTAATAAAATCATCATATAGTTTGAAATATTTTTTATTAACTCCGGAATTATTATGTACAATGGTTACTTTCATAGTAATAAATATAACAAACTTTCATAGTATTTATATATAAACAACTTTTACAATGAAGAAAAAATTCATAATAACTGAAGAAGAAAAAAACGAAATAAAATCGTTATATAATTTAACTGAACAAGTTTCTGATAATATAATCAGTACTATTATCCAAAAAGCCGCTGAATATGCTAAAAATAAGTTAAAGTCAGGGTCAAAAGATTCTTCTCTTGATTTATCTACTTCACCATTATCCACAAAAACAACATCTGATGATGATTTCTATAAAAACATTTTAAAATGTATTGGAGCTCAACCAACAAGAAATAATATGTTATTTATGTATGCTTGGAGACAAGCCGAAGGTGGTGGTTCCGCTAATAACCCATTTAACACAACTCAACCTTGGCCGGGAGCTACAGTATTAAAAGGTAGTTCGGTAGGAGTTAAAAATTATAAAACACCTGAAGATGGAATACAAGCGACTTGTAAGACATTAAAAAATGGTAGATACCAAAATATAATAGATGGGTTTAAAAATGATGTCGGATTATCCAAATTAACCGACGCTGTTGTAAATTCAAAGTGGGGTACAAAAGATTTATTGGGAAGAATAACTAAAGATTATTTAGCCGGAGTCTCACCAAAACCACATCCAATCAATAAAACTGCAATTGCTTAAAACAACAAAACCGACAGATGTCGGTTTTTTTTATATTAAATGTAGTAGAATATAACTTAATTTATACCCCGCAAACGCTCCTAATGCTGATGGTAATGGGAACACAATTAATTTTCCCAAATCTGTAACATACTTTGGTCTATTAACAATCTTACCCAAAAATAAGTAATATGTCACATATCCTAAAAATACTGCAACATCCGTTCTAGTTGCAATAAAAACCACTAATGTTGCCGATAAAAACCCAAATAAAAAATTATCCAAAGCACCACCCCAAACTTCTTTTTTAGACGCAGAATTGTAATCTCTAACAATTTTCCTTATTTTTACTTTATTTTTCTTACTTAATGTTGGTATTGGATTATACATATCTTATTTACATTTTTTTATGTTCAGGGTCATAACTAACTCTACCATTTCTTTCGAAGGTTTGAAAAGTTTCTTCTGATATACAATGAACATCGCCGTTGGGTGTC